TACAGAGGCCCAACAGCGGGTCTACGCAATCAAGACCAGGGTTCCTCTCGCGAACAAGGCTCGTATGCCAATAAGCTTCTCAGCCAAAGAGGGGGTAAAGGCTGAGTTCCTGCGTAGGATGCTCGACAAGTACCACACGATGGAAACCCATGTAGCCTACTCAGGCGTGGACGGTTCCGCTGCTCGGGATTTCCTGAGCTACGGGATGAAGCTCCCCTTCTGGAGAGAAGCGCTGGCTATGGGGCTCGTCATCATAGACGGTCCTCCTGTGTACTGGATGCTGGCCAACAGTCGCTCGGACACAGTCTTCTTTGTGGAAGCACGCGAACTACGGGGCTCCACGTATCGTCTGGACTATGCCCGCTGCTGGTACAGCGTTCACTACGTAGAGGATGGCTGGGAGCTCAGAAAGCTCCTGAACTCTCCTCGACTTCACAACCTCTCATTCCCCCAACAATAGGAAGAACCATGAAAGCAACAACCATTGACATTGAGACTGTGCGTGCCGGAGGGTGCAAGGTCTACCCATACTTCAGCCGTGGACTGTGTAACATCACACCCGTTGCGGTTGAGAACTTCAGGGACATAAACCCTGGAGGCTGGGCAGTAGACAAGTTCTGGCGTGTGTACTACGACCCTGCAATCCTGGCGGAGGTGGCCGAGGCAAAGGAAGCGCTGGAGAAGCTGAAGGAGTTCGTAGCCTGCTTCATCCATGAACACCATCACCCAGTCCTGGATCACTTTGGTAGGTACAAGGCCCTACCTGTCCGTGAAGACGGAAGCGAGTGGACTGCGGCTGAGTGGAACAAGGCAGCAGACAGGGAGATAAACGGGAGTGACCCGTTCCTGCTCAAGCACTTGCCCAAGTGGGCGTGCTTCCCTGAGCAGGTTGGCAAGGCGAACGGCCTACTCGCTGAGGAGTATCTCCTCCGTGAAGAGGAAGAGGAAGGAGAAGGTGGAGGAGGGGGAGGAGACCCCGGAAACCCTGAAGACGGAAGCCAGCCTGACTGTGGTTCTGGATGTGGGGGTGAGTCCCGACCCTGGGAGCTTGGTCCCCCTTCTCCTGACAATCCTGGTGTAGAGCCTGGACAGGGTGAGGTGCTGCGCGAGCTAATCGCAAAGGACATCAAAGAGCACGAGAAGAAAGTCGGGTCTGTCCCGTCGAACTTCTCTAAGTGGGCGGATGATATCCTGGTGCCTCCTCAGGTTCCCTGGCAGCAGATACTCCACCGCTTCCTACGTCAGTGTGCTGAGATGACAGCCGGGTCGTTCGACTTCACGTTCCAGCGTAGGAACAGGCGACAGTCTGCCTACGGGGATGTGATTCTCCCGGCTACGTATCAGCCTAAGCTGGAAGTAGCTGTTGTCCTGGACACGTCTGGTTCTATGTCGGAGTCCGACCTGAACTATGCGTGCTCAGAGATTAGCGCCATCCTCCGAGTTGCCCAGTCGTCTGTGAATGTGGTGTGCTGTGACTCTAAAGCACACGCTGCTCAAAGAATCACTCGTCCACAGAACATTCAGATAATCGGGCGTGGCGGTACGGACATGACAGTAGGCTTGAAGGCTGCTGCCAAAGCAAGTCCATCTCCACACCTGCTCATCTGTCTTACAGACGGGTTCACTGGCTGGCCACAGCGGGGAGACATCTCCCAACCAATCATCGCTGGGATTGTAAAGGGGAATCATTGGGGCAGCCCATCCTCTCCACCATCCTGGGTTCACACAGTAACGATTGAGAAGGGAGGTGAGTGATGTCTAGCGCAAGGAAGACACAAGGCTTGGAAGTAACGCTTGACTCGGAAGAGGTGTACCTTGTCCACGATGCCCTGGAGGCGTGGATTAAATCAGGACACACTGAAGCCAAGGACTTGCTCCAATACATCCAAGAAGAGATGTACATGCACTACAAGTACCCCCATGACTGGGACGGAGTACAAGAGGTACAGGACACTGAGCGCAAGCTGTTCCACTTTGACCCGTTTGTAGACTGAGCTTGATCATCCCTGCAATCCATCGGCACAAGCCGGTGGGTTGTCTGGTGCAATCAAGCGCCTAAACAAGGAGAGAAAGATGGACATCAAAGATATCGAGTTTAACGGAGTCACGACCTTCTGGTCCCTGTGTGACGAGACACCACTTGAAGCGTTGAAGGAGGGACTGGAAAGCATCGGTCGCGCCGACCTCGTGCCCGAGGGGATTGAGGGAGGAGACGCACTCAAGCGTGCGTTGCACTCCGTGTTCCGAAACAGGAACACTCTTGTCCGTCCGTTGGAAGGCATGCGTGGCGCATACGCTGTCGTGTTGGAAGACGCGGCGTCCATGGGTGACGAGAAGATGCGTTATGAAGAAGCGTTCAAGGTCGCCTGCATTGACGGTGACCTCGTGTTCAACCCGGATGACTCTGAGCATAAGTTTATGGTCGAGCGTGAGTTCCAAGAACAGAAGAAGGTCGTGCCTGCTGCTCGCCTGGGTGGTGTGCTGACGAAAGCGGTCGTCTCTCTTCACGGTATTCCTGTCCGTCCCAAAGGAGGGATGTACTGGATATCCGATGAACACTTGGAAGCGTGGCACAAGGTGTGTGACGTGATTAGCGCAGCGAACGGACGGAATCGTGTGCTCGGCATGCGTACCACGTCTGAGTCAGAAACCCTAGATGCTGTGTGCTTCTCTCTCACTACCAAGGTGGAGAAGATGCTTGGAGGACTCAAGGACGACTTGGAGCACGGTGACCTGGGTAAGCGAGGACTCGCGTCCAGGGAGAAGCAAGCCCAGGAGCTTGACTCTTTCATCCAGAAGTATGAGGGAATACTTGGGCGTTCTCTTCAGGACCTGAGGGACCGTGCCCAAGAGGCGGAATCCGCAGCAGCGGTAGCTCTACTCGCAGCGATGGGAGGATGAGGTGGAAGTCTTCTTCTTCTTCTTTATCGTCGCGAGCCTCACGTACTGCCTGAGGCCACCCTACCATTAGGCACACGCTTGTCCTGTCCTTCCAGCGTGTGCCGGGGCTCCTCCTCACGGGGGAGCCCCTCTAATAAGAGGGGCGTACATAAGGGGCGCCGCTGCCGCTGCCATTCCTCTCCCTGCCCTAAGTTAGTTGACGGGGAGTGACATTCGATTGCTCGCAGGAATCGCTCTTGCATTGTCAAGGTTATTTTGGCTAACAACCATGGTTAATAGTACAAGTTAGGCGGATATACGTACTACTAACTAGGGGTTATGAGACACAGGTTGACGGGGTTCAAATACCTACCCCCTGGATATTCTGGCTAATAGTACGTAACTGACACCCTTAACTACCTGAAATCCTTAGTCAAGTATGTCAACTCTAACTACAATAGAAACACCATGAAAGATTACCTACCTACCTGGGGTAGGTTAGGTAGTTTACTATAAAGTTTTATACGAGTGTTTCGGCGCTCGACCGGCATGTTCTTCATATTTTCGCTTGACAAGTAAGACAGCTATGCTATGATCAAAGTACCAACCGGGGTTGAATCACTCATTTTCAGCCCCAATATCCCTAAGGAGTAGACCATGGAATCGGTCTGGATTGACCCCACTAATACCACTGCCCTCATTGAGGAGACAGTACCCACCAAGAGCCTACAGGAGGAGCTTGTAGAGCTTGCCCAGAGAGCGCAGAAGATTATCCCTGGTAATCCTTCACGCCTTCTCGTTACCGTGCAAGCCCTCAGGTATTTCCTCTCAGTCTGGGACAAGTCCTACACAGGAGAAGGCGTACCGCTTGAGTTCACTCGGTATGGTCAAATCTCTGACGCAGGAAAACTACTACGCGCAGCCCGAGATATGGGAGACTGGGGCTTCACCCTCGATGAGCTGATTGCTGCCGCTGGCCCGGAGTTAGTCATGCACCCGCGTTCCTATAAGAACAGCCTAAGCCGATTCCTCCGGGAGTCCGGGTTCACTCGTAAGCAAGTTCGCCGTGATGGCGAGCGCCCCCTTGTCTGGTTCTCCCCTCAAGGAGAGGAGTAAGAATAAACAAACCCTAAGCAGCCGCCACTACTTAGGGTTTGGAATCGGAGTCTGTTATGGAAAACCGAAAGGGAGCCGTTACTCCCTTCCTCCCTTGGGAGTTCTCACTCTTCTCAGGAGGTATGTGTACTGTACACCCGTCCAGTGCTGCTGTCAAGAACGTCAAGCAGCTTGAGCAGATGTTCTTGTGCCCTCCCTGGAAGAGTGCATCCTTCCCAAAGAAGAACCTACCGTGCTGGAGTCCAGCCATCTACGCACCGGGTGACCGGCGTAAGAATGACAACGTGCAGGCTATCAGTACGTTGGTGTTCGACTATGATTCTCCTTCCTGGTCTGCCACACGAATGGCTGACCACCTAAAGGAAGTTGGAGTCGCATACGCTGTACACACGACGTGGTCCCACACTGATGAATCGCCCCGTTACCGGGTGATTATCTTCCTCTCACGACGCCTTTCTATCAAGGAGTTTCTGCCAGTACGCGAGCGTGTTTTGGGTCTGATAGGATACACTGATGGTGTCGATGACCTTAAGGACTTGGCGAGGCACTACGCACTCCCGATGCGAAGGACTTCCTCACCCTATGAGAGTTACCTTGAGGCGGGACTACCTTCCTTGTGTGTGGATTCTTTGATGGCAGATAAACAAGACCAGTCACCAGGTGGAGCACCCACCTCGGAGTCTCTTCTAACTCCAGCGACGATTGTCCAGGTCTCAGAACACGGTGACACTAAGACAGTCGGTGAGCTAATCCTTGATGGCCCAGACAAGTACAAGTGTTCTTGCCCATTCCAGGATGATTCTTCCTTCGGCTCTGCATTCCTGCGGGTGTGTAAAGATAGCCGAGCGTTCCTCCAGTGTACCAGTGAGCGCCACGACCATGAGGGTTCGCAGTTCTGGTTGAATGGAAAGAAGGAGAAGAGCGGAGGAGAGAGCAGCGGAAAGGCGCCACGCCATTCTGTAGAAAAGAGGAAGGAGCTCCTCGAAGAGATTCCCGATGCTCTTGTCCACTACGTAGAAACCTGTCTCTCCTTCAACTTCCCCCAAGGAGTGTTCTACAGACGTGAGCGAGGCGCTTGGCAGATTCAGTCTCCCCTGAGAAGAGAGACAGTAGTCAATCACCTCATCGGTCGCATGACTTCTGGGATGAACCAGTACCATGTAGAAGCATTGATAGACCATGTGTTGTCCCGTCAAGTCTACGGCTTTGATTGTGACTCTGCCCGAGGCGCAATCATTCCAAGCGACTATGGCCCGCGCTTAAATCTATACGCCCACCCTGAAATGGAGATGGAAGCAGGAGACTGGCCCAGGGTGAAGAAGCTCATCCAAGTGCTGTGTGCGGAAGACCCCAAGGCAATCGAATGGCTGATGCATTGGAGTGCTGCGCTCATCCAACGGCCCGAGCGCCGAGCCATGGTTGCTGTGCTTTGCCTATCTCCTCAGCAGGGAATCGGTAAGAGCATGTTCGGTCGACTACTCGGCGCAATCATTGGTAGGAAGAACAGCAGTACTGTCAGTAACCGCGCACTCAAGGACTCATTCAACGCCAGCTACATCACCAAGCTACTTGTACTGGCAGACGAAGTAGGAATGAGGGGGCGAGACGGGGACGTGATTGCAGCACTCAAGGCATACATCACTGACGACCGTGTTCCTTGCCGTGCTCCGTATGCCTCACGCACCGAGGTAGACAACCGCACGTCCTGGTGGCTGACCAGTAATGAGAGAAGGCCGCTGCTGTTGGAAGAGGATGACCGGCGCTTCACTGTGCTTGTCCCTTCCGACGTGGACTTCAGGTACAAGAAGATGCTCGCTGGTTGCTTCAACCCTGCTACGGGTGAGCACTCCAAGACTTTCCAGAAAGAACTACAAGGCTTTGCCCACGCACTTCACAGCCTCCAAGTCGACTACAGGCTTATCTCCCGTCCGTATGCGACTAAGGCCCGTGCGATGTTGCAGGCTGCGTCTCGCTCCTCGGTTGACCAGTTCATCTGGATTGTGCAGAAGCATGGACCTGCCGCTGCTATAACTGACTACCCGCCCGGACCAGACTTCATGCGAGTGCCCGAGGCTATGATTCGGCGGGCTACTCCATGCGAGCTACTGTATGGAAGCTATGTGACTTGGTGCTCCCGTAACGGAAGACGGGACGTTTCCCAAGAAGCGAACCTCCGGTTGGCTATTCAAGAGATGGAAGGCGTAAACGTCCAACGTCTCTTGGTAGGAGGCCAACACATGTACTGCTACCTCGGACTTAAGACAGCGCAGGAGAACCCTGACGGAAACGTCGTAGAGCTTACGTCTAAGTAAGTAAGGAAGGACACCATGAGTAAGAAGACATTCGTCTTCACAAGACAACTGCCCCCTGAGGCTGAAGACATCCCAGGGGTATGGAAGAACAAGAAAGGCTCTGGCTACCGAGTACCCTGGAATGCCCATGGTGTGTTGGGTATGAATGGTGAGCCCGCCCCAGAAGTCAGCGACGAGGTCCTCCTCGAAGCCCTCCGATGCCCCAAGCTCGTTCCTGGGATGGACACATTCGTGAAGGAACACCAGAAGGACATGATTCGTAAGATGCTTGCGCTCCCCGCTTCCCATGGGTGGGCTCCTCCTGGAGCAGGCAAGACCCTTACAGCTCTCGTTGTTCTCGCGAACACCTCTTCCCCAAGGTTGGTCATTACCAAGGCCGCTGCCCGAGGGACGTGGGCGCGGGAGGTAGAGACCTACACAACCATGAAACCAGTACTCCTCTTAGGTCAAGGGGGTAAGCTCCCTGAGATAGAAGACGAGGGTACTGAACAAACTGCCAGTAACATAGTGTATATTACTGCCTGGGAAACACTGAAGTTCTGGAAGAAAGCACTCTGTTTACTCCAACCCCGTGTCGCTGTGTGGGACGAGATTCACTGGCTCCGTCGTCCTAGGCACACGAAGGCAATCGTAGAGTCCGATGGCTCAGTACGCTTTGAAGGCTTAGGGAATACACTCGACGCTGCTCGTGGGATTGCCCAGGGTTGTGGTAGGAGTATCGGGTTGACGGCTACCCCCATCCCCGGACGTGTCCGAGACCTGTGGACTCAACTCGATATCATCGAGCCCTGGCAGTGGGGAGGCTTCCACGAGTTCGGCATGCGCTACTGCGGTGGTGAGCACAACGGCTACGGCTACCAGTACAATGGAATCACCAACGCTGAAGAGCTACGGGACCGACTCCGCTACATCAAAGTACGGGTGAAGAGAGAGGAGGTAACCAAACACCTTCCCCCTAAGCGTAGGGAAATCATACGCTTGGATGTCTCTGAGCAGAACAAGCCCGCTGCGATGAAGAGGGAGATTAAGGCCGCTGCCAAGTCGGGGGACCAAGAGTCCTTCTTCGAGGCCATGCTCATGGAAGCTGCCTCTCGGAAACACGCCTACCTACTTGACCGGGTGACTGACTGTCTACGAGCAGGACAGAAGGTTGTCGTGTTTACAGGGAGAAGGCTCGACTGTGAGAGACTCGGGGAGAAGTTTGAGAAGTTCTGCCTCGCTCGCATCCCTTCTGCCCAGGTGTGGTGGGCGCACGGGGGTTCGGACTCCTTTGAACGAGATAGGATTAGAGAGGAGTACATGGCCTGTGAAGGCGCTGCGCTCTTGGTTGGGACCGGAGATGCCTGGGGAGAGAGCATCGACCTTCAGGATACGGATCTCGCCCTCATCTCTATGCTGCCCTGGACACCGGACAAGGTGATTCAGTGGGAGGGTAGGTTCTCCCGGCTGGGTCAGAAGCGCCCTGTCTTGGTGAGTTACATCATTGCCCGGTCTACTGCCGACGAGCATGTAGCTGACCTGCTACTCAACAAGCTGCCCCATGTAGGGGAGGTCGCTGAGGATGCCGCTGCCATTGAGATTGAACAAGCACTCGGCGGTGTAGACACGAGCGAGTCAAGTCTGAGCTCTCTGCTCTCTCGGGTCTCATCTATGCCAGAGGCCAATCTATGAAAGCCATTGGATGTTCTCCAGAAGATGTCAAGAACTTGTCAATGCCGGTCATCCGCCGTCCAAGCGACCCCCACCATGTTATATTCAAGATAGAGGTAAGTCATGGCCGAACTACTTGACGCTGGCCCATCCGAACGAGGATGGCACCGCATCGAAAACATGCTCCGTTGTCCCCGACTGTATGGTTGGAAGAACCTCGTGGGTGTGCCCTTCGTCATAAGCCAGCCCCTAGTGAATGGCTCTCTCATTCACGTAGCTCTTGCCCATCATTACCAGCGTATGTGGGAGAGACAGAACGACGGTGACCCAGACAAGTGGCTTACTCCTGAGGATGCAATCGCTGCCCTGGCTAAGAAGAACCATGAAGAGTCGGCTCTTTGGCTGACGGCTGTGCCACAGATTGTGTCTGCGTACCGTGCTTATAGAGACAACTGGCTTGGGGAAGGGTGGAAAGTCATCAGTGTGGAGGAAGAACTTCGTGCACGTCTCGGAGAAAAGAAGTACCTCTATACTCAACGCGCTGACCTTATTGTTGAGGACGAGAATGAACGTGTCTGGATTGTTGACCACAAGTCGTGCTACCGCATTACATCCAAAACCCTGAGGCAGCACATCTTGGATGGTCAGTTCCTTGGGTATCAAATGTTCGGGCGTGCCCGCTTCGGCGAGAAGTTTGCTGGCGTCCTGGTAAATCGTATTAAGCTGTCCAACCCTTTCGACTTCGACCGCCGTGGTCTTGAACCTGCTCCCCATGCGCTTGGGATGTTCGTAAAAAGCATCGTACAAGCCGAGGACAAGATTGAAGAATACGGTGACAATGTCCAAGATTACCCGATGGTTCTGAGCAATCAGACTTGCTTCGGTAAATACGGACAGTGTTCTGCTTTTGATTTGTGTAGATTCGGTTCTTAAACCTGTGTGTGAGGAATAGAAATGTCTAAGAGTACAAAGGCCCAGGATGTTCCTGGCGTCTTCATCTGCCTTTATGGCCCAAGTAAGGCTGGTAAGACCGTAGCGTCTGCTGCCGCCGGAGCAACAGGAGCCTTCATTGGCTCGCCCTCCGGTCTGCTATCTGCCCGGAAGTTTCTGGCTATCGACACTCTAAACGTGTTGCCAGCCAAGACTGTGCCCGAGGCTACGGCTGCCATGCGTTCCCTCGTGAATGGGAAGTCTCAGCCCTCAGTGGTGATTGACGACTTCTCCCTCATTGTGGAGTCAACCATCAATGAGTATGAAGGGACGAAGGGGCGGGCCGGTATGTGGTCAGCACTTACCCGTGACGTGTTGGAGATTAGAGACGCTGCCCGAGAGGCGACAGAGCGTGGATGTATCGTCATCTTCAACTGCCACGAACAACCTCCACGGACCAGTAGCGGCAAGTTTGTTCGCGGTGGCCCCTCACTACCCGGTCAGCTCCCAGAAAAGTTCAGCGGCATGGTCGACGTGATCGGTCGAGCGGTGTACGAGCCGACTGCTGCTCCGTGGAAATACCAACTATACTTTGAGCCCCAAGCAGATTACGTCTGCGGTGATAGGCTCGGGGTGTTCCCCGGTCGAGCCCCAATGAACATTGCGGAGGGACTCCGCCATGCAGGATATGATGTCCCCTACCCCAAGGGGTTGGAGTGGATGCCCAGTGTGGTAGAGAAGCTCGCCGCTAAAGTACTGGACGTAGGGATTGGCTCTTGGCCAGGAGTTCTACAACCAGCCTTTCAGAAGCTACAGGATGAGGGAGGCTACGCCCCCGCCCACATTAGGTGGGCGCTACAAGATGCCCTCCATCGCGCTGTTATTCAGAACCACGAGAACATCGGCATACAAGAATCGTTCAGTTCCTCAGAGGAAGACGACGCCTTGTTCGCCTAAACGCTTTGGGGTCTGGGACAGTATTTACCTGGTCGGTAACTGCGGGAGTTCGCTCGTATACCCGCCTGTGTCCCAGACTCCTCTTTCGCCTCCATTCGGAGAACAACCAATGTGTGTAAGGAGCACAAACAATCATGGAAAACCTAAACATTACTCTAGACTTCACTGGTCAAACTCCCGCCGGAGTTGGACTCGGTTACCTCACCGCTGGAATCCATTCCGGTAAGATCGCAGAGATCAAACACTACGAGGAATCCAACCGCATCTACATCTACATGATCACAGATGGGATTCGTCACCGTGAGAGCTTCAACCTCTCAGAGAAGGCCATGCCCTTCCTGATGGCTTTCTTGGTCTCCGCTGGTGTGCCCGAGGAGAAGTTGCAAGGCAAGGTGGACTTCCCCTTCCACAAGTTGGCAGGCCAAACCGCCTACTTCAACTACACTCCTCCGACCATGAACTCGGAAGGCCAGCCCCAAGAAGGCAGCTATCCCGTATACCGCTTCTACACAGAAGCACACTACACCCAGATGATGAACGTGTTGTCTGACGCAGCCCCCGTTGTCACGAACGGCAAGGCTAATGGTGTGAGCAACGGAGCTTCTAGCAAGGCCGCTGCTAAGTCTGACCAGGACTTCGGATTCCTGCTGGACTGATAGGGAAGGTTGTACAGGGGTGTGCAACCAACCCAGCCTCTCCCCCTACGGGGGGAGGGGCACCCTAAATATATGGGGGCGCCCTGTCTTATTGTCCCGCAGGGGGAGGTTTACCTCCTCAGGCTGCTACCGAGAGGTAGCGCAGGGCGTCCCCCCTTTCTTATCTGAGTTGGCACCTATGTCTTGTGAACCAACATATTGCCCAGGTTGTCCTTGTAGGAACCTCAACACCGGTGACCCGGTAGGCCCCGAGATTCACGGGGGGGAGCGATTCGTACTTCTTGGGGAAGCGCCCGGAGTCCACGAGACAATCGAGGGACGCCCGTTCGTCGGCCCAAGTGGTATTGAGTTGCAGCGAGCGCTCAACGCTATTGATGTCTCCAGAGAAGACTGCCACATCACCAATGCAATCCAATGCAGGCCCCCAAAGAATGACTTGGATGCCCTGAACATCCGGCTTAGTCGAAAGAATAAGAGGTTGGCGAAGAAGGCGAACAAGGAGAAGAAGGAGTTCCGCCCCATCCTCAAGCCCGTAGAAGCATGCCGCAGCCGCCTTTACCGAGAGCTTTCTCTTTCAGGTATTAAAAATATAGTATGTTTAGGAAAGACAGCAGCCAAAGCAATCCGGGGGGGCGACCTCTCAATCATGTCTATCCGGGGAGGGTGCGAAGAGTTGCCTGCCCCTTGGGACAAGAGCACAACCCTAAAGGTCGGGTACACGATGCACCCCTCGTTTGTCTTGCGACAGCCTGCCTACCGAGAAGTGTTCCGCCATGACCTCCGCAAGGCTTTCCGGTTCTTCGACAATAGACTCAACTGGCCAGAGCCGAACATCGTCATCTCAAACGACATTGCCCAGGTTAGGGAGATGCTCCGCACCTTTGCCCAGAGTGGTAAGCCCATCTCCTATGACTTGGAGACTGATGGCATCGACCCAGCGGCTTGCAAGGTCCGGTGTATCGGTATCGGGGACGACTCTACTGCCCTCGTCATCCCATTCGTGAGTATCAAGGGCGCAAACCTACTCAGTAAGACAGACAACCAGACACTTAAACAAGACCTCATTGAGTTCCTGAGCTCCCAGTCTTTCTCTTTGCTGGGGCACAACGCGGGGCAGTTCGACCGCCGAGTATGCGAGCATTGGCTGGACTGCACCCCCAACTTGGATGCGGACACCCTTCTTCTCCATCTCCTGGCAGATAACGAGCTTCCCCACAACCTAGGATTCGTGGGCTCCTTCTATACGGACAACCCGGAAGCCTGGAAGGCAGACCATACAGCGACTGAGGCTAAGAGCGATAAGGAACTCCATATCTACTGCGGAAAGGATGTCGTCGTCACCACCAGAGTGGCCGCTCCTCTTGCCCAGGATGTGAAGAAGCGTTCCCAGCAGCACTTGTTGGCCAGAGAGCACATGCTCCAGTCCCTCGGGACAATCATGCAGCAGAACGGCATGGAAGTAGACCGAGAACGGGCGATGGAGCATAGCGTACTGCTTGAGCAGCAGGCAGAGGAGTACTTAAAGGTATGCCGGGGCATAGCTGGAGAGACTTTCAACCCCCAGAGCACAGCGCAGATGGCGCGTCTCCTCTTTTCCGATTGGGCACTGCCCCCTCATCACTATTCAGAGAAGACTGGTGACCCTTCGACAGATGATACCACACTGCGGTCGATGATTACGGACTACGGCCTTGGGGGAGAGCAAGAAGTCTTTCTTAGAAACGTCCGAGCCTTCCGAAAGGTCTCCAAACTACTAGGCACGTATATAAGACCACTGCAACGTAGCGGTGCAACTCGGGTCCATCCTTCCTACAATCGTTTGCCCGCTACAGGACGCTATTCGTCAAGTAATCCGAACATGCAGAACGTCCCCTACAAGCTGCGGGACATCTTCATCCCGAAAGAGGGCCATGTGCTCATCGGGGCAGACATGGACCAGCTTGAGATGCGCCTGATTGCCGAGGAGGCGAGGGCTAAACACTCCCTACACGTCATCAACCAGGGGCTCGACCCCCACAACGAGACCATGGAGGTCGTGTATGGGAAGGGTGTGTGGTCGTTAGAGGGTGCTCCTGAGAAGAGACAGGAGAAGGGGAAGGGAACCTTCAAGGCTACCCGTGATATCACCAAGAACGTCCGCTACGCTTGGCAGTACGCAGCTTCGGTGAAGCGTATTCACGAGCAGATCATCTCAGTTGAGGACGATAACGGTAATCTGCTGTACTCCCACATGCGGGTGGAAGACGTTCGTCAGGTTGTAGAGGGACTGAAGCGGGCCGACCCAGAGATTCCCAAGTGGTGGAGGATGATTGAGAACCGCTACCGGAAGGAGGGCTTCATCGGAGACACCCTCTGGGACCGTCGTCGCTACTTCCGCAATGAGGACAAGATTAACGAGCTTGTGAATCACCCCATCCAATCAGGGGGCGTACATATCGTACACGAGGGGATGCTTGAGTTGTTCTACGGGAAACAAGACTGGTTCGCTACCGAAGTAGTTGAGGAGCCCGAGATGATTATGCCCGTGGAATGGCTGATAAATCATGGCCATGACGCACTGTACTTAGAAGTCCCAGAAGACAAGGCAG